ATCAGAGAAAGCAAACATGTGTAGTTGTTTACATAGCATCTCGTACAGCTTCTCAGTCACTGACACGTCACGCATACAGTACTTGATCATAGCCTCAGACAACTGACTCCAGTCATCGTGATCACCCTTAGGGAAGCGTAACTTCTCTCCCCATATGGCTAGACTGTGACCACCCTGTACGTCTGGATGAAACAGCCTAGACATAACCAGCGTATCCAGTACACGGTCAGGGTGTATGCGTATGTCCCATAGCTTTTCCAGCACAGGTCCATCGAAGCCTATGTAGTTGTGACCGCAAACGTGACCACCCCTGGCTAGTTCCTCGAACAGCGACTCCCTACAGGTATGGAGACAGTGATCCTCGTTTGGCCTCTTCGTTACTACGCAGTGTATTACCGATGGATGGAGGCCATCCGTTTCGATATCCAAGAACACTATATTCGTAGTAGGCAATGTCCAACTCTTCACGCTCTGTGAATTCTCTACCATAGCTCTTCATCTCCAAGTTCTCTTCCTGAGTAACTATCCAGTTCCCCATCTTCGACATCATATGTCTCCTCTATGTCTGATAAATGTGCATAGTCTAAGTTACCTTCGATGGTAAGCTCATCCTCAATTAGGAATTTACCACACCCACCGCATAAGTCAACAAACTCTTTTGAGTCAGTGAACTTACGTGTTAACTCATAGTCGTTAAGTATCTTATTACATGCAACGCATCTCACTCCATCATCTCCGTCAGTCTGCCAGTGTCTTTATTATACAGCAACGAACATGCTGGTCCAGTCATACCACTGAACCTGTTCTTCAGCACCCTTACCGCTGTCGTGTTACGTACCATCTGATCTTCTGCCTGTGCATTACGCTCTAAGCCAAGAACAATATCAGACAGTTGAGCAATAGAAGCACTGCCCCGAAGCTGACCAAGACTAGTAACTGCTCCATCCTCATGCCCTTTTCCTTCTGGTCTACGTAGGTGACTAACAACAAACATACATATCTCCATCTCCTGACAGAACATACGAAGCTTGGTCATGATCTCATCAATGGCTTTACGTTCATCACCATTGGACTGGTCTGACACCAGAATAGATATGTGGTCGAGGATGATGTACCTAACACCCAGTACCTTGACTTGATAGCGGAACCTAGCCAGCACGTTCTCGATCTGATTAGAACCAAACGAATCCCATAAGACAACACGGTCATCCAGATCCAACGTATTGAATACGTACTCTACCTCATCTGGGGCGTAATCACATCCGGGTAGGTGTATCGGTTTGTTGATCTGTAGACCCACTAGTCCACGTGCGGTACGGTCTGGTGTCTCCTCAAGGAACGCTAGTCCTATCCTCTCATTGGTCTGCGATGCGATAGAGAACACTAGCTCACGCATGAAGGTTGACTTACCTAGTCCAGACCCAGAACAGATTGTCACAAGCTCAGTTGGTCTCATACCAAACGTCATGTCATCCAGTCCCTTGTACGGGTAGCGTACCTCTGCCTCAATCAATGGCTTCTTCAGCGCCTCGCGGAGTGACCCTATCATCACCATACCGTCAGGGGTGTACACCTTCGCATGCCACCACCGCTTGATGAAGTCATCCTTGTCGGCATTCATCAGGTAGTCCGACGCATCTTTATGCTCACCGTGTTGATAGATCTTTGCCTTACCACCAAACAGATCCGCACACTCATGCGCCGCCTTCTTACCATGCTCATCGTTGTCGAAACAAAAGATGATGTTGTCAAACAGATCTAAGAACTCGTATGCCTTACGACAATCTGCAGCAGCACCCTGTGCACCATTACGAATGGACACTACTGGGTACTTATCACCGAACATTTGGTAAGCGGAGAGTGCATCCATCTCACCTTCCACTACGGTTATGTACTGACCACCCGAAGGGAACAAGTGTTGACCGAACAGACCAGCACGTTTCCACTCGCCTTCAATCTTGAACTGCTTGTCAGGTGTACGTTTCTTAACTGCAGTTAACTCACCATCGGGGGTGTAGTAACCGAAGTGAACCTCATCCTTGTACACGGTCGTCGAATACTTCTGCATTGTACGTGCATCGAGACCCCTTTCCTGATAGCTCCTGTAATCCCCTCTCTGCTCCATTAAAGGAACCCTTGGGGTTGGTACCCGATAGTCGTTAATGTCGCTCACAGAGCCTCCTATGCCCTCTGAGGAGGGGGTAAACGTGGCACATGCGAAACAATAGCTTGAGCCATCTTCATTGTAGGACAACGCATCACTAGAACCACAATCATTACACTTCTGATGTAACTCTACAAAGGCCATCAATGCATCTCCACACTAGTACCGAAACGAGAAAGGTAACGAGACTCCAACATGTCATCGTCCAACGAATCAAACTCCATCGCAAAAAGATTAAACAACATGTTCATTGCCTCCATGTAGTTTACGTTGTGCATTTGATCTTCAGTCAACTCTTCAACCATACGGATACGTTCTTCATCTTTCATGTTATCTCCTATTTAAAAGTAATATGTATTAGTAATACTTAGTACTAATGCATAGTACTTACTGTATAGACTATATAGATTAGTATACCACACGTCGAGACTTTTTGCCACCACTCTTGTCGGTAGTATTACCTCTTGATTTAGTACGCGGCTTATGCGTCCTAACATATCGTCTTGTATTTCTGGTCACGATACTCCTCCTTTACGTCGTTGATATGATCCAAGAAAGCACGTAGCTTACCTGAACGCTTGAGTTTTTGCAGCGCTTGATTCTCAATGTTACGTACCATCTGACGACTGAGACCTAGCTCATCAGCAATCTCCTGATGCGTCATGTAGTAGTCAAGATAATTACCCCTCTTCGCCACTATCCCTCTCCTCTTTGTACGCATCTATGTCATCGACATACTCATCTGCGTAGTCCCAAATACAACGATCACCGTCCCAATAATCTTGGTAGTCGTCGTGCCACACTTCCCACTGTTCACGTTCCATAAGCCCTCCTACTTAACATGCTCGACAATAACGTCTGTCGTCTCACGCTTATAACATAATAAACAATCCATACACTTCTGTCCAGTACAGTTGGCTTCTCCGTCATACGCCTCCGTCACGTTGTTAAATACACGGTCGAACCCACGCGGTGGAGATGACATCACGTTATCAATAATAGGATTACTATAAACCAGAATCATATTACTAGGCACTAGATGTAGATTAGGACGTACATAATCCACACGCTTAGTCCACAACGCAAACGTAGAATGAGGATTATCCTCCGCTATCGCACAGAAGTTGCGGAAGTGTTGCTCATTTATTAGCTCACCATGCCCATGAAACCGCACAAATGCACCGGAGGTACGCGGTAGAATAAACTCAGCATCACTCGCAAGGATGTCACTATTCCTTTGGAACGCTGGTTGACAGTTCTTCCTATAACTAGAAAGCATACTAACACTGTAACACTTACCGCATATACGGTTTGAATCCTTCTTCTTGGACTCCTTGATACAGAATGAGTTAGTCGCTGTATTGGTATTGATTGCTTGTATACCAGCCAGCTTGCCTGACATCTTACTAAGACTAGGCATCGGGTTCATACACCACCTCCTCTTTGACTACACGGCACTCTTCGCCGTCCTTGATGTAACTATCGCAGAAGAACTTTGCATTGTCAAGCGTGGAGAAGTGGTCACTACCATCAGGTGATCTCTCTACCCATTCCCACACATTAAGATCAAACTTCTGCACTATGTAATATGTATCAATATCCATCAGTCGTCCTCCCATTCATCTAAATTTAATTGCAGTACGAGATACGGAACAATCTTTAGCTTGCCGTCTTCGTTACGATAAACCTTACACTCAGTTGCTTTCTGACTTTTACGAACGTAGTACATAACATCGTCGTACTTTGGTTTGTAATCAGAAAGTCTCTTGACTACTCTCTCGACAACCCAATCACCGTCAGTATCTTTAGGGGTATGAATATAGTACACGTTACACCTCCACATCATAGACCGTAGTGGTCTCTTCATCTTCATCACGGAACACATTCACGTCATCTTCAGACCAGTCGATAGGACAATCCAACTCACTGATAGCGTAGTCCATTGCAGCTTGCTCCGCATCACACTCATCTGATGCCTTCACATACACACGCTTTGTAACAGTAACAGTCACATCATAGGCATAGACATGCAGCTTCAGCTTGTCATAGATCTCGTCACACTTCACTACTGCATCATGGAGTAATACTTCTAGCTCCTCATACAAGTCACCGTGCGGACTGTTGATTACATCGTAACCAATGGCACTGCGTATGACATTGATACACCGGCGGTGTTCTTCTATTTCTTGCTTGTCTGATAAACAGGCACTTGATCGCATCATTGTGTCATTCCTTCTAGTAGATTAACAACCTTATCAGCAAACTCATTCGCTGAGTAGTCACTGATTACTTCCATTGCATCACTGGCACTTGTGACGTTGCCATAAATAAATTGGAACCACGCAACATATCTATCTTCCTTGTCACTCCACACCTGCACATCATCGAAGTCACACTGACCCATGTTGTCCAACACAGTCATGTGTTCACGAGACTTCTTGACATCTGGGCCTTCACCTTCTCCAAACACACTGATGCTCTTGTCTGGATCACTTAGCACCACGTCAACAAAATACTGCGCCACTCTGTTCTCTGTAAAATGCATATCACTCCTCCTCTATGCAACATTCAACACACATATAGGCACCAGTACGATTACCTATAAGTATCTCCCTCGTCCACGTATCCTCATCAGGGAATACCTCCTGAAATAACCTCGATCTGTCACCAGTGTATTCCCTCCACGAATGCGTGTCAACTAGGCAAGCGTCCGTATCACCACACAACAGACACTTAGCCATCACCCTTGTCTTGTCAAACAACTGAACTACTTCACCCATGATTATCCTCCCAACAACACACACAAATGCAGTCACCATTATCTTCTTGGTAGACATCCTGTTCACTGCGGAACCACTCACCACATTCACAGCACTCAAAGATCATACTCATGCATAGACACTCCTGTATAGATCAGTGCAAGAAGAACAATAACAATGATTGCTCCACCCAAGTTCATAAACCTTTCTTGATCAGGCGTTAACATTAGAACATCTCCTCTGCCATCTCTAACATCATCTCAATATCGTCGGGACTACTCCACTCATCAGGATACGGTGACATATCTTGCGCCACACGTATTAACTCCATCATCTCAGGTGGATAGATAGGACTGTGCTTACATGTAAGCAGCGGTGGCTCGAAACCGAACGCACCACACCCATGCTTTAAGAACAGCTTGACCGCATCCTTGTAAGACACGTCTTCCATATCATGCAACTCGTCATGATCCCACGGTTCACCACAATGTCTGCAATGAATATCCATTACCACTCCTCCTATGAATTAACACGACCATCTGGCTCGATGGCTAAGAACATACCACACCACTTAACAACAATCGCAGGATCACACACCATCTTCTCAGCACTGCGTCTGAACTGACGGTACGTCATACCCTGGTCAGATTGCTGCCACTTACGCAACAACGCCTGTTGCTGGCCTTTCGTTATCTTAAGCATCACTCCACTTCTCCTCATCAATAACATCCAGAAGATCCATACGCAGATCAGCAAGCGTACCGAATATATCAGGGTACCTGTCGAACGCACTTGGATTTACAGTCAACACTGATGACATTGCATCAACAGCAACACGCAAAGCATCCAACTTTTTCTGTGCATTTTCCATCAGTCAAACCTCCCTACACGTTGATTACCTACGCTGTCCTTGATACCGAATATCGAATAAGGATAAGCCCACATTGTCCAACCACCAAACGACACACTAGCGAATGGCTCAAGCGGCTCATCTTCTGGTGCATGGTACACACCATCATCGTTGATGTCACCCTTCCAATGGTCACTGAAACCACCCATACCATACATGGCGTTCATCTCATCAGCTACTGTACTGATACCGCCACCCTCGAACCTTGCCGCTACAACACCACGACCAAAGAATTCAGGGACTATACCCAGCCACTCACGGTCGGCTTGTTTATCAAAGTATTGAATCATCATAATATTTGTTTCTCCTAACGAAGAATTAACTCCAGTTAATTGCAGAACATAGTATGACCACCACACACACCACACCACACTATGAACATAGTATCTCACAGATGAGAATCATTGTCAAATGCGAGTCGTTCTCGTCTAGTGCGTAGGCGTAAAAAAACCGCTCTTTCGAGCGGCAGAGTGTGGACTTGGTGCGGTTTAGATGTTGGCGATGAATTCCTTGATTTCATCGTTAGTGTATCCAGCATCGTGTGCTTTCTGGATGAACTCAGAGTATAGATGTCGCAATGCTGGCGCTTCGCTGGCGAGTGTCTCCGATGTTGATTCCGTCTCGCTGTCGGTTGCATCGCCTTGATCAGTAGCTGGATCAGTCTCTGCCGCCTTCGGTGCGAGCTTCTCGTATAGTTCAGTCAGTCCGCCGCAATCCTTAGCTAACGTCTTGATCAGTTTCTGTCCGTCAGCGGGTGACGCGATGCCGTGCCAGTCATTGAGCTTTTTATCGGTCGCTGTCCAGATCTTAGCGATTCGACGTGCACGGCTTAGCATAGGCGGCACTGATTCCGGCTTTTTACCGCCAGCGATCAAGCCTCCCTCGTAACCGCCTATGAAATCCGCAATGTCTTCCCTAGTTTTAACGTCTGCCAATCCCTTAATCATTGCGGCCATTGGCTTAAGCTCCGCGTCTAATTGTGCTTTGGCGACGATAGCGCCAGCACCTCGATTGTCAATGTTAGTCATAATTAACTCCAGTTAATTTCTAATTGAGAATCATTCTCATTGCCATCACGGAATTGTGGTGACAGGGAAAGTATCTCAAATCCTGTGGAGAATGTCAAATTAACTCCAGTTAATCTAGGCAGCCTAAAGGGTACTTCACTGACTCTCACATGCACATCACAGCCCCCATGTCAACAGCGCAAATACCGTGCCAATAGCAATATCCATGCCAAAAACAGACACGGGGGGCCGCTACACACTGATGGTTACGTAGTAGTAGCTACCTAGACACAAAAAAGAGTGAAATTGGAAGTCTTTACTACTAGTACTTTTAGTTATATATCAAAGAGTTGTAATAATTCTAAGACATATCACTAATCTGCACTGTAAAACCACAGAATCTGCACTGTAAATACTGTGTTTTTCCCCTACATCGTTCACAAATAGCAAGAAAGAGCTTGACAAATGCTAAAAAGTATGCTATAATATATGTATATATAGAACTATAACAAAAAGAACGATGCATTAGGACTTAGTTCTTAGTACTAGGACTTAGTACTTATGCATATTACTACAAGTATAGATAACAAACCCAAAAGCAATCTAGGTAGAGCCTATACAGTAGCACTCGCCAGAGGAAGCAAATGGAAAACAAAAAGAATCCTGTTGGTAGACCCAAGAGAAGTTCTGTTTCTAGTAAAGCAAAGGGGAATAGAAACGCTGTTGGACGGCCTAAGGGCGACGCAGCGATAATAAATGAGTACAAAGCGAGGATGTTAAACTCACCTCGTTCTCGCGCCGTGATGGATGCAATATTCGATGCAGCATTAAACCCAGAACATAAGAATCAGTCAGCAGCATGGAAACTAGTAATGGATAGAATTCTTCCTGTTGCTGCATTTGAAAAAGATATTGTTAAAGATGGTGGTAGAAGTGCCATCCAGATTAACATTAGTGGTGTTGGTGTTGCTGAAGTAACTACTCCAGACGATATTATAGAAGGAGAAGTAGTAGATGGCTCTTAAGTACTTTAAAAGAGAAGAGTTTACTTGTCAAGTCTCCGGTACCAACAACATGGAACAAGAGTTTCTAGAAAAGCTAGATGTTTTGCGGGAAGCGTGCGGTTTTCCGTTTGAGGTAACGTCAGGTTATCGTCACCCAACTTTGCACCCTATAGAAAGAAAAAAGGATGTGCCGGGAACGCACGCGCAAGGGATAGCAGCGGATATAAAAATAACAAACGCTGCTGACCGCTTTAACATTGTAAAAAACGCAGTAAAACTTGGCTTCACAGGCATTGGTATTGCAAATACTTTTATACACGTTGATACCCGTGGCACTACACCTGTTATCTGGACGTATTAAGCCTTCGCAAGGATTGCAAATATGAAGTTTTCTCACGGCGATG